ATGAAAAAAAGCGCCATGAAAAGGCTTAAATCCGCCCTCCCAAGAGGCAGCGCGGAAATGCTGAGAAATCGTTTGCTTGAGAAAGGAAAACCATTCTCGAAACAATACATCTATCGTGTCCTGGATCCCGAGCATCCGGACTATAATCATTTTATCATCGAGGAAGGAATTCTTCTCGTTGAAGAGGAAAAGGTGCATAAGAAAGAATTGCACCGCAGAATACAGATGCTTAAAAGGGCTGACTGATGAAGACCTTCTCAGCAATGTCAGTACCTGACAAACTACTGACAAGAAAATCCTACCTGATGAACGTAGTCTTCATTAATCAGCTTCTGGCCTCGGATAATACCATGCCGGAAGAGAAGGTTGCCCGGATGAATAAAGAACTCTTCCGGCTTCAGACGCTCATCGATGCTATTGATGCTGATATTTTAACGGAGTAATATTTCCCGAAGCTATGATAAAGCAACAATCAATTGAGGAAGTTCAGAACCTCGAGATTGCCGAAGTAATCGGGAGATATGTTACCCTTACGAACAAGGGAACGAATTACCAGGGGAACTGCCCGTTTCATAACGAAAAAACGCCCAGTTTCTCAGTATCGCCTTCCCGTGGAATGTACAAGTGTTTTGGATGCGGAAAAGCAGGAAATGCCATCGGTTTTGTGATGGACTTTAAGAAAATCGACTATATCTCGGCTGTCAAATCCATTGCGGCCGATCACAATATTACCCTTCTTCATGAGAATGACTCAAACGAAAACCGTGAAAAATTCAATCGCAGCGAATCGCTGTATTCTGCCAACAAGCTTGCCTTGGGATGGTTTCGGGATAACCTGAAACAAAAAGAAAATGAACGTGCATTACTTTATGCACAGGGACGTTGGAGTGATGATATGATCGGGGATTTTGGTATCGGATTCGCCCCCGACAGTTGGGATGCCCTAAAATCATGGGCTACCCGAAATGGTATTAAAGAAGATATTCTGCTTGAAACCGGACTATTGTCCGAGAGCAAAGGCAAACGGTTTGATTATTTCCGCAACCGGTTGATCTTCCCTGTTATGAGCACAAACGGGAGGGTTCTGGGGTTTACCGGCCGGGATTTCTCCGGCAGCAAAGACGCTCCGAAATATTTCAATACTCCCCAGACGGAGATATTTTCAAAAGGGAAGATCCTTTACGGTATTCATCTTGCAGCCAAATCCATCAAAGAAAAAGGATTTGCCTACCTGGTCGAAGGAAATGCCGATGTCATCCGGCTTCACCAGATCGGCAGGACCAACTCTGTCGGAACCGGCGGGACTTCGCTTACAAGAGATCAGATCGCAGAGCTTCAGAAGATGACCGGTTCGGTGACCCTGATCGGCGACAGTGACAAGCCCGGCCAGGCAGCGGTCGTTAAGAACGGCAAGATGATCATCGAATCGGGAATGTTCTGCAACATCATCCCTCTTCCGACCGGCGAGCAAAAGCATGATCCTGACTCATTTTTTACTGACAGTGATCAGTTTGACCGCTATGCTTCTAAAAACACCCAGGACTATATCATCTGGCAGGCAGTCCAGCAGCATGAAAAATGCAGGAATGCCGATGTCAAATCCAGGCTGGTCAATGAACTGGCTTACCTTATTACCCGTCTGCCTGCAACATCCCATGAGATATATACAGAGCAGCTTGGCAAACTTCTGAAACCCAAAAAAGTCTGGGTTGACCGGATTCGCCAGCTGCTCGATGACGAACCGAAGGAGGATAAAAAAGACACCGGGTTTAAAATTCCCGAGCATGTGATCCTTTCCGATTTTGAGAAATACGGGTTTTACGAGGACGGCAACTGCTATTTCTTCAAGACAAGGGAAGGTGTGAAGAGGGGTTGCAACTTCAAGATGGAACCGTTGTTTCACATCGCTTCCGTTCTCAACAGCAAACGGCTTTACCGGATCACAAACGAATTCGGCTTCAGCCAGGTGATTGAACTACTGCAAAAGGATATGATCTCCCTGAGCAATTTCAAACTCCGGGTGGAAAGCCTGGGGAACTTCCTTTTTGAAGGAGCCGAATCGGACCTTAACAAACTCAAGCGCTTCCTTTATGAAAAGACCGAGAGTTGCTTTGAAATCGTCCAGCTTGGCTGGCAGAAGGAAGGCTTCTGGGCATGGAGCAATGGCATATTCAATTCACATTTCAACGCAACAGACCGCAACGGGATCGTTGTCAATAATCAGAAAAATTACTATCTGCCTTCGTCCAGCGATATTTACAAAGGGGAAGACAATCTGTTTATCTCCGAACGCCGCTTCCGGTACGAACCGGGGAAAATTACGCTGTATGATTACTCCGAAAGGCTTATCCATGTTTTCGGCGAGAATGCAATTTTCGGACTCTGCTTTTACTTCTCATCCCTTTTCCGGGATCACATTGCCAGGCAATTCGGGTTTTTCCCGATCCTGAACCTGTTCGGTCCCAAGGGAGCCGGTAAAACGGAACTGGCCATAAGCCTGCTTCAGTTTTTCGGCCATCAAACAAAGGGGCCGAATATCACTAACACGACCAAGGCCGCGCTGGCTGACCATGTTGCATTGTTCTCCAACGCCTGCTGCCATATCGATGAGTATAAAAACAACCTTGAATTCGAAAAGGTAGAATTTCTCAAAGGCTTATGGGACGGAACCGGCCGCACCAGGATGAATATGGACAAGGACAAGAAGAAGGAGACGACCAATGTCGATGCCGGCATTATCCTATCCGGCCAGGAGATGCCAACGGCAGACATAGCCCTGTTTTCACGCCTGATCTTCCTGTCTTTCAGCAAGGTCGAATATACGGATCAGGAAAAGATTGCCTTTAACCAGCTGAAAGACCTGGAAAAACTCGGCCTGTGCCATATTACCCACGAAATTCTCGGGCACCGTGCTGTTTTCATCCGTGATTTCATGGATAATTACAGATCGACATCCGAAGATCTTGCAAAGGCATTGGACAAGGTTGTGATAGAAGACCGGATTTTTCGCAACTGGCTCGTGATCCTTGCCTCGTACCGGACGCTCAGTAAGCTGATCCAGGTTCCCTGGAGTTATTCTGGCTGTCTTGAAATGGCGGCAAAGCTGATCATCCGGCAGAACCAGGAGACCAAGAAAAGCAATGAGATGGCCATCTTCTGGAGCATTGTGGAATTTCTGACCAACGACGGCCTGATCAAGGAAGAGGTCGATTTCAAAGTCGATTATGTTTCCAGGCTGAAAACCGATAAGCTCACGACCGAAACTGACTGGAATCCAGGAAAGAATGTTCTTTTTCTGAATCATTCGCGAATTTTCCAGCTGTACCGTGTCCACGGTCACAGAGCCAAGGAGAACGTAATCCCTCTTAAAACGCTGGAATATTACCTTGTCAATTCGAAAGAATACCTGGGAAGGAAACTGTCAGTCAGTTTTAAGGTCGAAGAAAACAAGAAGGTAGTGGAAGATGTGGATGCCGAAGTCAACATCGAAGGCGGGCAGCTGAAGAAAACGACCCGGAGGATTACAACTGCTATGACGTTTGATTACGATTTGCTGAACATTTCCATCGTGAACAAGGTGGATAAACAGAACGTGGATCATAATACCGGCAAACCCAGTGAGGATGAGCCGTTTTAATTTATTATTTCTGTATTCAAAGTCTGATACCCTTAACTACATCAACTACAATAACTACAAATGGTTAAAAAAATAATGATCAGAATTTTAAGGGTCAGTTCTTCTTTTTTTTTCCTGCTACAATCAACTACTGTAAACTACTCAAACTACTCATTACTGAATCTTTTTGTTTTCTACTCTGTTGCTTTATTTGGTAACAGGATGACATTAAAGGGTCCGGTAATCTGTAGTTTTTGTAGCAGGAAAAGTTCCGGTTATATATCACCTGTCGGACCATGTAGAAATATTTTATGCCGGCCGCTGATATAAAAACAGACAAATTCGGCTGGAAGTACTATGATCATCTGCCCGATGGCTATCGCCTGGCAACGATGGATGATTTTCATAGCAAAGGCAGGAAGAAGGTCGGCATGGAGTATCTGATCCAGCGGGGTGACCAGCAGTATTTTGAAATCCATGCCATCAGGCAGGAAACTCGTTCCATCAGCCTCAAACCCTTCCTTGACCACCAGATGGTTTTTGTGAAATCCGAATGACCTTTAATCCGACGTACCCGAAACATACATTTGCTCAATGAACGAACAAGACCGACCGACCATCACCATAAAACTGAAACCTTACCTTCAGGAGTACCTGATTTGTGAGCTTAAAAGCGATGTGGCTCACAAAACCAATCTGATCGGCAAACTGCTGAAACCGCTTTTGGAGATCCGGCCAAAAGGAACCACAGTGGAATTTAATAAAGGTCCGGAATACATTACCCTGGGGCTCCCGTACAATGATGATCTGAATATCCGTGGGAACCTCTGGGTGTCACCAAAGAATCAGGCCATCTTCGAAGAATTCCTCGAATGGCACTTCAAACGCCTGTTCTTTCACTATATGAATGACAAGGTGAGATATTCAAAGTCTTTCAAAAAGTGCATCCTGCAGTTTTGTGCCGATTACAACTTCACCTTCGCTCACATGAACTATGAGCTTCTCAAGAAAGATTATTACCGGAGAAGAAAGCGGAAAAATCCCGAATATATTTTGCCGGATTTTGTCCCTGCGATGTCCCCGGAATGTCCCTGGGTTTTTTTAACGGTAATTTGATATGGGGAACATTTCTCGACACACCGGCATCAACATCGGAGGACTGAATTCCATCAGCTGGATATTCAGGGAGGATGTCGGCATTTTCAGTTTCTATGCATCAAGTCTTAATTGCCTGATTACCCCCAAACCGGGCAAATCCTGGAATGCAGTCTATGGTACCCCGGAAACCATCCAGCTTGAATCGGAGCAGCAGGATACCCCCGGCGGAATGAAGTACAGTTACAAACTGAAAATCCTTGTTCCCAAAGACAGGGCCGCAGTCGAATCGGAGATTTTTGCGATGAACGGGAGAAGGCTGATCATCAAATCCGGGGATAAAAACGGAACAGTCAGAATTTTCGGTACAATGGACTGCCCGATGAAAGTAACCAGTAAGCTGATCAAACCTGCAACAATGGAGGGATTCAATGGCTTTGAGTTGTTATTCTCAGGTGAGTTTACCCATCCGGCGGCTTACTATCTGGATCCTTTAGGCCCGATCCCGGATGATGAAATCACGGATTGATCGTTGACCTTTTCAGTCCTTTACCAGTCATCTGCACCATAATAATATTGTACTCTCGAAAAAGGGCACAATGAATCCTATCCTCAGTGAAATTTTCTCCGGCCCCTGGCTGATCTCTACCGAAAGATCGGCTGCTTACGCTTCCGTGCTTCTTTCCTTGATCAAAGGGGAACGCTTCTTTGAAGGGGATTCTTCACTGGGCCGGGAACGGAACCGCCCTTATATCCTTGCCGGTTCAGGGGATCAGAGCCAACGTCTCGGATTTTCTGATACCGATATCCCATCCGGATCAGTTGCTGTAATTCCTATTCGGTCGGAAATCCTCAAATATGATCAGCCCTGTGGACCCAGGGGAACCCAGTCGCTATTGAATGATGTCAAAGCGGCTGATCAGAACACCAACATTAAAAGCATAGTTCTGGTCATAGACAGCCCGGGCGGACAAGTCGCCGGGACTGATCTTCTGGCAGAAGCCATAAAAAATTCATCGACACCGGTTGTTGCCTTTGTCGACGGACTGGCTGCCAGCGCCGCATACTGGATCATTTCAGGGGCAAGTAAGATCATCGCTAGCTCCGATCTTGACCGGATCGGTTCCATAGGTACCATGATGATGGTCGAAGACCTTCAACCTGCCCTTGAACAAATGGGCGTCAAATTTCACGAGGTCTACGCAACCCTTTCTGCCGACAAGAACGCCGATTTTAACGAGGTTCTGGATGGCAAGTACGATAGCTATCGCAATAATGTCCTGGATGTGATCAACAGCAAATTCCTTGCTTCGATCCGCAGCCACAGACCTTCGGTGGACGAATCCACCCTGACCGGCAGAATATTTTTCGCTTCCCAGGCCCTCGAACTGGGATTGATCGATGAAATCGGCTCTTTTGAGAAAGCGCTTGAAGTGGCATGCTCTCTGGGAGCTTCCCTTACCGAGAAAAATGAATCGAATGAAACTAAAAATGGTCAACCTATGAAAATCAAAGAAACGTGGAAAGCGATCCAGGGCTTTTTCAAGTTGGATCCTTCCAATCTGGAGTCTCAGGAACTGACCTCTGACCAGGTGCAGCAGATCAATGACCAGCTGGCCATCGTGTCTGCGCGGAATGAAGAACTCGAAGCATTGCTTGCCGACGAGAAAGAGGCTCATGCAGTAGCTTTGTCAGAACTTGAAAAACTCCGTGGGGAGGATGCCGGCCGGGAAACTGTTGCTGCCAAGGACGCTGACAAGTTTCCCGGGGCAGGGGAAGAAACGGCTATCTATGCCCACGACAAGATCGCCGATGATTTTTGCTCAAAACAATAATGAGTATTCACAATAATTCAAAGAACAATGGCTGAATCAATCTCGTTAGATCAACTGAAAGCTGCGTTCGGCACGTATGTCGGAACGAACCAGCGGGATATCCTCAGGCTCCTCACCCAGCCGACCTATTCCGAAACGTTCATGACGACCAAGCAGTCCCAGGATCTTGTTTACCGTGCCACCAAGGCGGTGATCTCGGATCTCGTCCAAGGCTTTCAGGAAGGGTGGACGCCCAAGGGCAAAGCTGCCTTCACTCCGGTGGAGATCATGCAGCGCCGGCACAAGATCGATCTCTCCTTTTACCCGGATGAGATCATGGACTCCTGGCTCGGTTTCATGGGAGATGAGTCGATCGACCGCAAGGCATGGCCGATCTCCAAATACATCATCGAGCAGCTCATCATCCCTAAGGTTGCCGATAACCGTGAACTGGCCCTGATCGGCAAGGGAACGTATGTTCCCCCGGTGGAAGGAACCGCCCAGGCGCTCGGACTGTCGATGGACGGATTTGTGACCATCCTCAAACACAAGCACACGGCCGGAAATTCCAATATCAATTTTATCCAGTTGGAGACTTTGACGGTCGACAATATCTTTGACCAGTTGGAATCGTTCGGTGACAAGGTAGGAGATCTTTACAAGGATATGTCCATGAACATCTTCCTTTCCAGGAAATGGTTCTCGGCTTATCACCGCAAGCGCCGGGATCTCCATGGCACGGACAACAACTACGATGGCATGAAGACCATTCTTGAAGGAACCAATCTCACCCTTACCCCGCTGCCCTCAATGGCCGGTGAAAATGTGATCTTCACCACGCCGAAAGAGAATTTTATCAGGCTGATGAACCGCAACAACGGTGCATCCAGCATTTCGGTGGAAAGCGTGGACCGCCAGATCAAGGTCTTTGCCGATTGGTACGAATCCGTGGGCTTCGGAATTGAAGAAGCTGTTTTCGCGTATGTTCCTGCATCCTAAAATCAACGACCATGGCAATACCACTTTTTGACCTTTTCAAACCCACTGTGCGGAATGCCGGTGGCGGCGGCGGAATAAAATCCGAGATTATCCTGATAATGGAGGGCGATATCGACTGGTCTGCATTTCCTGACCGGGATGCAGATGGAATAACCATCTCAACGGATATCCCGCTTCTGACCGGCAAGTATATGCACAGCTTCTATATGACCCAGGGAACCATCAAGCCATCCCAGAAGAAGCTGAAAGGCTCCAACCAGGACTGCGGTGGTTACGAGATCGGCGTCGAAGGGTTTTATCCTGGCATTGAGAAAGCGGTGCAGAAATGGATCGCCAACTTCGGCATCGACTTCAAGGGGATAGTCATCATCCAGAACTGCGCATCGGCCAAACGTTATCTGATCGGCGAACCCTGTAACCTGGTGCATCTCGAGACCATCGAGACGACCTGGGGAGAAGAGATCGACAAGGATAAGGGGCACAAGTTCGGCTTCCAGTGCAAACAGGGATCACCGATGGCCTTCTACGAAGGCGCCCTGGTGATGGATCCCAATCCACCTGTCAATTAGAATGAACCTTCTGTAGTGTTTTCATAGGTGTTAGTTTGAGCCTGTCGGAGAGATCCGGCAGGCTTTTTATATTATATTTTTGTGAAGATTTTTAAGTAATAGTCTTTATATCTTTACATCAAATATGTTTTGCAAAATATTTGCAAATGAAATTTGATTTATCAAGCTTGCCAAATAATGAAACCATGAAACAAATAGCAGTACATGAAGCTGGGCACGTAACAGTAGCAAAAGCGTTTGGTTATTCCACGGAGTATATGAGAATAGTGCGTGATACTCGTGATGCAGTTTCAAAAATCTTGTGGGATGAGGATGAAATCTTCATTAATACTTTTTTAATTCCAGAACAATATGGATTAATTTTTAACCGCCTTCCACTAGAGAGAAGAGCACAAACTTTTCAGATGGCTGGTCGATACATAATGATATTATGTTCTGGCAGTGCTGCAGAAGCTTATTACAATAATAAGGAAGATGTTGACAATGGCATTATTCAGTATATCCCTATTGAGATGGGAGCTGGTGACTTACTTTTAAGACATGATTTAGATAAAATTGAAAAAACTGAAGCATTTGTAAGACCATTAGGACATGGTACTCCTCTTGGGAGCCGTGAAAATCAGTTACGTACAATGTTCAAAATTATCAAGGGGGAAGAGTTTTTTAATGCAATTGATTCTCTTTCAGATTTGCTAATTAATTCCGAATCTTTATCAATCAATCAAGCTGAAATTGAAGACTGTTTGAATGATTTTAATCTCGTTATTGGAAGATGATCACATAATCACCACTCATAGTTTTTCCTGTCCTTTTTAAGATGCAATTGCAGCGATAATTTCGCTGCATGGATCATGAAATTTTCAACTGGCTGAGTTCTGACCAGGATTATCTATCCGGACTTTTATTGTACGACAAGTACTGCCAACAGTCCAATCTTGGCAGGATCCTGCGCATTGGGGGAGCAACCGGAAAAAACAGGTTGACCCTTGCTTATGAGCTGGGCAAGATCATCAACCACCAAGTTCCAATTGGAACCAATCCTGACGAGCAGGGTGATAACACTCAGATTCAGGGAATAGAGAACCCCGTCCAGATTCCGGCCATTCTGATTGAAGATATCCGCAAGGAACAGAAGATGATCTACAAGATGCTGGATAACCTCCATGCCATTCTTCCTTTCAGAGAAAAAGCCGAACGGGCCAGGATCGCCTTTGAGATCCTAGACCTGGACGACCGGCTAAAAGAGATTGCCGTTCGGATTGATCATTATGAAAAGACTGGTATGATCCTACCTGAACCTGACAAGAAACCAGAGAAGGGACTATCAGAGAAGGATTCAGCCGCTTTGATCAAACGGCAATACTCCGTCCGTACCTACCTGACCCGGTACAAGAAACTCCTGGAAGAATCAACCTCATTGAAAGACCGTGACCGATACCAGAAGAAGCTGGATGAATATCTCCGGGAAATGGACGAGATCAATAAAAAACAGGGGTCATGAGCTTGTTTTGCATCAATGATCTTGACAAGAAAAATTCGGACAGATCCGCTTCAAGCGCTGTCTCTGCGACCGGGACACATATTTTCAAGATCGGAAAGGCTAATCAAAAACTGACTGAGGTTTTCGGCACCATCGCCCAGGATCAGATCATCCCGTATGTTTCCCTGGGGGATTGGTCAACCCATGACCTCTTATTCTTCCTCTTCGAACAGACGGGTCCGGCCCGTGTCTGGTTCACGACCTGGGCAATTTCCGAGTATGCAATACGACAACTCTACCAGTTTGTAGAGCACGGAATGATCCTTCAGCTAAAGGGAATCTTTGATTACCGGAACGGTGTCAGGAAACCTGCCGAGCTGCAATTCCTGCAGCAGATCACCACAGAGATCAAGCCGGCCAAGTGCCATGCAAAAGTGACAGTAATCGAGAATGACAAATGGGGGATCAGCATCGTGGGGTCAGCCAACTTTACGCGCAACCCCCGAATTGAGGCCGGGGTGTTGTTCACATGCAGGAATGTAGCGGAATTTGAAAAGACATGGATTGAAAGGGAACTGGCAAATAACAGCGTATTCGATGGAAATGACTGAAGCATTTATCGGTGAGTTGGAAAATTATGCGTCCCTAATGTTCACCAGGGAAGAGATCGCTATCATTCTTGAAGTCGATCCGGTGGAACTTAAAACCGTTCTTAAAATTGGTGAGAGCTCAGCTTCCCGGGCTTTTCAGCGTGGTCGCCTCAAACGGGAAGCCGAAGTCCGTAAAGGGATCTTCGACCTGGCATTGAACGGATCTTCCCCGGCCCAAGCCTTTGCAATGAAAATCATCGAGAATGCCAAAATGGATGATGTATGAACGCCACCATCTCAGAAACCACCTTTGACCGTATCCGCGAATATTACCGGAGTGACCGGGTGAATCTCCCACCGGAGGATGAAGCAATCCGCAAGCGCTGGAGCGCATGTTTCATCCAACTCAATGATGAGATGAACTCCGACCGGGATGTGGTCGTGTTCATGATGAAACATTTCGAAATCAGCGAAGGTCAGGCCTACAAGGATATCCGAAATTGCCGGAGGCTCTTTGGCGATGTCCGCACTTATACCAAGGAGGCCATGCGCTACCATGTTACCCAGTGGGCCATTGAACTTTACAAACTGGCCCGGCTGAAGAAAGACTTGCGGGGAATGGAAAAAGCCCTGGAAAGGATTACCAAGGCATATAACCTTGACAAGGAAGATCCCGACCTGCCTGATCCTTCACGATTCCAGCCTCCGGTGCAATTGCTTACAATCAATTACAACTTCATCAATTCCCCTTCCTTCAAGATGATCGATTCCAAAGCTCAGGAAAAACTCCTGGAGCTTCACCAACGCATTGAGGCAATGGCCGAGGAATTATATGTGAAGGATTATCTCAATATGCTGCTATCGGAAAACCCGGCACCTGAAACCATCGACCTGGATGATTAAGCCTGCTCCCTACTACAATGATCCGCAGTTGAAAATTCTGCTCTCCACCAAACCGCACAAGGTCTTTATCGGTGGCAGGGGAGTCGGCAAGACCACCATCATTGCTGAAGAGATCATCAAGTATTTCGTGGCGATGCCCCGGGGTAAGATATCCCTGAACGGGCTTACCTATTTCCATATCCGCACCAAATCCCTGCCCCCGATCATTGACCACCTGGAACGGCGTGGATTGTTCCGGAATCATCATTATTTCATCGGGCACAAGGCGCCGAAGAAATTCCTCTGGGAAGAACCTTACCAGCCGCCACTTGATTATACAAACTGTATCCATTTTGTCAACGGCTTTGTCGTGGAGTTCAATTCCTTCGACCGCCCGGAGATGGCCCGGTCTGGTTCTTACGACGGGATGATCTTTGATGAATGCACCAAGCTTAAGAAATCGGCCATCGATGCCGATGTCCTGCCTGCAAATCGTGGCAACATGGACCGGTTCGGCCATCTTTCTTTCCATCATGGCACCCTCTTCCTGGGTAGTATGCCTCTTACTCCCCAAGGGGAGTGGGTTTTCGAGTACGAATCCCTGGCACAAAAATACCCCCATCGGTATTTCTATCTTGAAGCTTCAGCCCTTGAGAACATCCATATCCTTGGAGAGATGTATTTCCGTGACCTCAGGCGGGCACTTCCTAAAGTGGTATATGATCTTGAAGTGTTGAACAAACGCCGGAAACAGAACGAATCCGGGTTCTACCCTTTGCTGTCGGCTGAAAAACACTGTTACAGCAACTCCTACAATTACGGTTTCTATGATTCCATAGGGTATGATATCAAGCAGAAAGGATCCTTTGATTGCCGGGGTGATGCCGATTGCTTCCCGGATGATCCTCTTTATATTTCCTTTGATTTCGGCACCACGCAGAATTGCCTGGTCGTTTGTCAATGGCACCGGCAACAACATGAGTTCCCTGTTATAAAGAATTTCTTTGTCGAGAATGAAACCCTTCCCGTTCTTGTCAGCCGGTTCCTGGAATATTACCGGCACAAGCCGGTAAAGACCCTGTACCTTTATGGGGGATCGGATGGTACCCGGCGAAATGATGCTGCTTCCCGTGACTCTTACTTTGATGATGTCCGTGAACAGATGGCACGGGCAGGCTGGGAAGTGTATCTCAGGGCTGAGCTTTACGAAGCTCCGCACATGGACAAGTACCAGTTCTGGCACAAGTTCCTGTCCGGAGATTACCCTAACCTGCCAGCCTTCCGTGTCAATATGAACAATGCCATGGAGACCTTTGCATCCATGGACAATGCCCCTGTGCTTCCCCAGGAATTCAAAAAAGATAAGTCCTCCGAACGCAAGAAAGACCAGCCACGCTGGAAAGCCACAGATCTAAGCGATGCGGTGGACAATCTCTATTATTGGGTACTCGATCCATTGATAGGGGATCAGCCTCATGCCAATGAGATGATGTTCCTCTCCGGCAGGTAG